TCTTTCCGTTCGCAGACTGATCATCAAAGCGAACGCGGCCTCTCGGCCACGGTCCCTGAGATGATCTACGGAGCGTGATAGCACGCTCTAGCTCCCTTCGCATACCTTGCTGAAACCATATGGCTTCAGCCGGGTGTACGCATATGAGGCGTGGGCCACGACTGTCTTTTGGGACAGCCTGCAGCCTCGCCACGATATGTCGATCCGTACATACATCACCTAGTTCCGCTACATGGTCCTCATTATAATAGAGGCACATATAGTCAGAGCATGGCCAGACTGATTCGATTTGATCGAACCAATTAGACCATTTCTCTTTGGGCGTAGTTGATGCACCGGGACCATGACCTGGGCTTATAGCCTTCGGTCTTAGTTTCCAGAGTACAGACTGACAGTGTCGACGAGCCATGTTAAGCAGGATTGGACTTTGCCTGGATAGGCTTTGCCCAAACCCACCAACATCGATGTTGCAAGCAGAGAAATTACTAACTGCTTGCGCGGTTTGCGTTTTGTCATGTGTGATTAACGATTTATAGCTGAATAGGAGAAGCTGGCGTAACCATCTAAGGTGCTTAGCGCTCGTAAGAGTGATCGGCACTAGACGATGTAGCCACTGAGGAAACAAAGAGAGATCCAGAACGGATCTCCCCTCAATAACCGACAGTACGTGCTTCTCTAGCTTCGGAGCCTCGTTAAGGCACCATTGCAAACCTTCATAAGACCCCCTTAACTCAGGGAGTCCAGATAGATCTGCAACATCAGCTAGCAGGTATCGATATGTATGCTCTATAGTATGCATGTCTTTGGATAAACCATTTAACCGCCTATTCTATGTTGTGAGACGCGAGTCCCACTCAATAGTAGGATTTGCGTTCAGCTACAGCGAATTACAATTCGCTGTTTAGTACGTTGGTGATCAGGTTGGCATCCGCCACCGCAGCTTTGAGCGTCGCGACAAGAGTCGTAACGTCTGAGCTTTGTGCCTTCTCAGGCACAGCGATGACGACATACGCGCTGGAGATATATTTATCTCCATCGGCATTAATGTCAGTCCGATCGAATCGAAGATCATAACGTGTGCCGGGCACTTTCGTGCTAGCATCCGTGTATCCTTGATTCTTAACCAGCATATCATCCGGGGTATTGATTGCCCGGGTGGTTGACCGCCTCAGCGAACCGTCCGACTTAGAGTCGTACGATTTCTTGAAGGCGATCGAGTTGAACGTCAGATCGGCATTCATGGTTTTATTGTTTTGTTTCGGTCAACCGTCACTCACTTCGCACACAGTTACCGTCTCACTTTTGTGAGGGCCTGTGTGATCAGGGCAGCCGATATGGCAGCCTGATTCTTTCCGAAGCGGTTATTGAATACAGGCAATATGTCCTGCTCAGTAACACGTGACCTCGAGTAGTACTTGTACGATGCGATCCCAGTAGGGTTCGGTGAATTACCTTCTCTTGCGCCGGTACAAAAATTGTACCGATCGTAATCGTAGGTAGTTTGCATGTCGAACTGATAGGAACGTGAGAACCCCTCAACCTTATAAGGCGGAAAACCGCATATTTGGTCAAGGAAGTTCAATGTCCCTCGCAGATTAACGAACCAGTCAACGACAAACGAGAAGGGAGTTATCTCCCACGCGAGTGCCAATGGACCAGTCGCAAAC